GCTAGTCCAGCCAGCAAGACGCTCTGAAAAGTCACTTACTATTGGAGCGCCCACATTGGCCAGCCACGATAGACCTTCGGACAGACTGCTAAATACCTTTGTGGCTAGCGGCTCCAGACCTACCAATACTTTATTCTTGAGAATCCCCCAAGTCTCGGCAAAGTCAGCAGTATCAGCAGCCGCAGTATTGACCGTCTCCGAGCTATTCTCGATGCTCGTCATAAGAGCGTCGATCTCGAATTTACCGCCACGGATCGTGTCCGCCATGTCGGCACCGGCTCGTGCGCCGAATACTTCAATAGCCTTGCCCGCAGCAGCAGTTGAGCTAGGCATATCTTTGATCTCAGTGATAAGCCTGCGCAAAGTCTTAGGTGCATCTTCGCCGGATTTGGCGAATTTAGACAACGCTATGCGCATTGAGCCCATGACCAGCTCGGTATTTACACCCTTTTGCTGGAATTCGCCTAGCAGGGCCGCTGTGGTTTTCATATCGAAGCCCATAGACCGCATTGGCGCGCCAAATTGCACAATGCTTTGAGACAGCACATCTACACCGACGCCAGTGGCTTGTGACGTTTTAAATAAATAATCTAAAGTGTTTGACTGGTCTGCGGTGGCAATACCCCAGTCCCCGAAAGCTCGGGTGACTGTGTCGATATTCGCTTTTACATCCGTACCTGTTACACGAGCGAGATTAAGGAATTGTGTGGATAGAGTCTCTAGCGGTGCGCCGGTCAGACCCAGCTTGACATTTAGGTCAGCAATTACCTGACCTGTCTCGCCAAAGCTTTGTGTGACACCTTTTCCCACATTTTTGGCAGAGCTTTGCAAATCGTCGAGGGCTGCACCTGTCTTACCGGTGGTAGCCCGGATATTGTCGGCCATCTCATCAAAAGAATTACCGATGGCTAGCAGGCCAGCGCCTATACCGCCAGCAAGCGCGCCGATCCCCATGAGGGGGCCGACAGCTTTACCGAATTTAGACCCGAAGCTTTTACCTGCATTTTGGCCCTGTGTGCCAGCCTGCCCCTGCGCTTGATCAAATGCACGGCGCAAATCTGCGGACAATTGTCGCGTATCACCGCCGATGGACACAAAGCCGGTAGCAAGCTCGACTGCGGGCATTTAGGCATCCTTAATTTTTCTCGTTTTTCGTACGGTCTGATGCTGCGAGCCTATCGCAATACTCTTACGCATTGCGTCCATTTTTCCGCGAATCTCACTGATAGGTAAGGCTTTACCGGTAATTTTTCTCTTAGTGGGCACTACTCCCGGCCGGGGCATAGGCTCAGGCATATTCTTACCCTTGTGCCCATCGTCCGTATTTTGCCAGGCGAGAATACTCAGCAGGTCGTATACTCCAGCCATGAGCATCGCCGTATGGTCCCACATCCAGGTGTCGGGGTGTGAGGCCCGGTAAAAGGCACTATTTTGGGGCGACTCCCGTACGTAGGCGATGAGATCGCGCCAGGTGAATTGTACGTCACCCACCTGGCGCAGCCTAAAGCCGGATCTTAAGAGGTCCGACTCTAAAGCTAGGCTTTTTTTGTCATCGTCCAATTCCGCCAAGAGCCCTAGGATTCCCCCAGATTTACACCAGCATCCTTCTGCCACGCCTCCACGAGCTTTAGCATGTCGGCCTGTGTGGCCTGGTCAATAAATTCAAAATCCTTTTCCGGGAGCAATTCCTCTAAAAGTACGAAAAATTGCTCTGCCTGTGGAAGATTACGGTGACGCCGTACAAGGCCAAAAGGAATTTGGTCGAATTTGCACAATACGACTGGATGCTTACGGATGACTTCCTCGCCATCCTCATCTACGGCAATGTAGGGAAGCTTGTAATGAAACTTTTCTAACGCCATTTTATTTCAATTCTTTCATCGGGTTTGTTTACATCGGGTCAAGCCTGCCCGGTAAAGGCAGACCCGATGTGCTACCAATACCGGGCAGGTCTAATACTTACGGAGTCGGATCGACTGTGGTCGGTGCAAAGTACTCCACCAAGTTATCGCCGTTAGCATCTTCGAAGCATTCCATTGTCACAGTGTAGCTAATAACATCAGTATGCACCTTCTTGATGTTTTCCACGTTGGTGATCTGGCCATCCGCGACCGTGGTCCGGTTCAATGCGGCACCGTCATAAAGGTCAATAATCCACGCGGCGTGCGGACTCTGACTCTTATTTTTCTTGACGATGACCTGGTCATCCGTATCCACAGTGACATTATCGTCACCGTAAATAGATTTCAGGACCTCCGCATTGCGGGATTCCAGGAAGGTAAATTTCACCGTGACGGAGTAATCCGTCTGGAGGACCTTGACTACCGCACCGCCAAGTGCCTTTTTCTTGTCTGTGGACCTGTCTTCGGCCTGCTCAAAGCCATCTTCACCGATGTAGCCCTGATCTTCAAAAGCGATATTCGGGGCGGTCCATGCTGATACGGGCACTGCTGTGCCTAGCGGCGCCCGGAGCAATGCACCGGTGGCTTTGGGGAGCGAGGTCAGGACGTTATCTACTGTTGACGCCATTTACTTTACCTTTCAATTGATTGCAAAAACACCGGTCATCTGCCAGCGGCGATGACTAGATATTGCGGGGTCGGGGAAGTTTTGTGGGCTCCCCGATAGGGAGAAATTGATAAATTGCGCATCACCGTACTGTGTGAATTGCGCGCTTTTCAGCTCGGCTAATAGAGTCTCGGCCAGTGTTTCCGCCGCCCCCGTAGTCAGTGCATAGCACTGATACACAAATAGTGGGGTACTTATCAGTCCGTGGGCTGTCTCACTACCGCCGACCCGATCCACGGTGATGAATGTATTTGGCCTGTCCACAGGTGCGTCCTGACTGACAGGTACGGGAGACATTCTGCTAGCCAGCAGACCTACCATATTTTTTAACGCGGAGGGGTGCGCCGGATATGTGCCGATACCTATCACGTCTGCCTCCCCGCGTCCAGACTTCGGATAAGGGTATTATTGCGACTGTTATCCAGGGCCGAATCTGCCGTAGCTGTGATCACGGTGGTACGCCACCGCCCATCGGGGTGAGAGCCACCCTGCTGTGACGATGTGCGGTACCCATCCACGCTGCCAGCGCGAGTATTGGCTTCTGCCGCTATGGATTTAGCGATATCATCCAGCACCTGAATCGTCTTTGGCGCTTTACGCACAAGATAAAAACCCAGTAAATTAAGCTTAAATTGATTAGCCATCGACTCTCCATAGCTTCAATCTACCACCGGGATTCCACCGGAAGGGATTACCCTCGGCAGTCTCTGGCACCCCTACAGCCTCGTATGTCTTACCGGGATCGCTGGGAAGCTGAAAGCGATCTCGTGGCTTAGCAACGAAGCTAGCGGGTATTAAGAGCACCTTGGCGATGGTCACCCGGTTATGGCCTTCGCCCTCATACTCTTCGGTTACGGGCACGTTAACACCAAAGACGTATACAGTGGCCGGACTGGACCAGCTCTCTACGTCATTTTGGTAACCATCTTTGCCCGTACCGTTGAATTCCAGTCGCTGTATGGGATAACGGGCTCTCATGGGCGTGTCCATAGGGGGTAGCCGTCGAACGACAGATCGGCGCCACAATCACACCAGCTGCCCCCAAATGCAGCGGAGCACCACGCTGCATGTTGCGTAAAGGTGTCATACGATGGTGTTGTGGATATCGTGCTGGCTTTCTGGCCTGCGCGCCCCCCACACAAGGTCCGCAAATCAGCAATCTCACCGGGACGGAACAACCCTCCGCCAGACGATGCGAAATTCTCCGAATAATCCCCGGCGGTGCGGGACGTTACCGCACCTGAGCCCGAATCGTTCCACCGGAGAACCGCTGACCGGAGAATATCCTTCACAGTCTCCAGGTCAACGGCATCGTCGAGAGGGTTGGGGTCAGGATCGACCGCTGTAAGGCACGGCGCCAATTTCTGTGCCCGGCTCCACACTGTAGCGACCATGGCGTTAGCCAATTCTTCAGGGATATCAGGCTCGAAAACCTTCAAATCTTCCCACGTCAAAGGTGAGTCGGGCATCAGAAGTCCTTACGGGGTCAGATCGACCGTGTAGGTAACGAAGGCCGACAAGTCCAGGATGGCCCAGCCGAAGATAACTTCAGCCATGTACGCAACGCTGTTGCGCCGCTGTAGGTCACCGTTGCCGAATGGGTCACCGTATTCGATCTTCCGGACACCGATGTCCAGGACATACCCGAACTTAAGCGCGTCCCAGTCACCACCAAAGCCACGGATGCCGGTATCGGCAGACCCGTCGACCTGAGCAGAGACGGTTTTGGAGATCGCGGCAGGCTGGCCCTCGAAATTCGTTAGGCCCTGATTTGCCATGGTCAACTCGGGGTGCAGACGGACGCCGTTGACGTCGCGGGCAGTGCCCAGGGTGTAGACCAGGCGGGGATCAAATGCGAATCCAGTGAAGTCGTTGTCGTTAGAGTTGACGACATCACCAAATCCCTGCCAGATCAGGGAGTCAATACCGCCAGCGGATGCAGCGGGGACTGTGTCAAGGGCCACCGTGTTGGTGGTCTGGGAAACAGCCTCCACCCCGGAGATGGTCGCGCCCGAAGAGGCAACACGCTTGTGCAGGACTGCAAGGTCGATCTGTCGGGCAAGCGCGCCTGCCATTTCCTCAGACAGGAGGTCGAGAACCCCACCCGGGTTGGTCAAGATTGCCTCCATGGTAAACTCAAGGCCCACCACGGCTTTAATT